AGGCGACAGCCCCCATAGTCGCACTGGAGGCCAACCAAAAGTCAACGAACCAATTGCTCCGGGTGGTGTTGAGACCAGGATGCGGCAGCGTTTTCTGATCGGTGAGCTTGCCGTTCTTGTCGTAAGCCTTGACCCGCAATCGGGCATAGTTCAGCCCGGTCGGAGAGTAAGCACTCGGCGGATCCGACGTCGTAATGGTGAACAGCACCCGGATCATCCGGCCGCCGGTGATCTGCTCGGCAGTTGCCAAGGTTCGCTTGACAGCCTGCGTACCGGCAGTGGTCCAAGCAAGCTTCAGATCGCGCGTACCAGACAGCGGGGACGAAGAGTTAAGGGTCAGCGTCCCCGTGCCGCTGGAGACCGCCCAGGCGCCCTCAGTGACCGTTGGGGCACCGAGGCCGGCGTTGTCCGTCGCGGCCCACACAGCAAGCCCCTGGTCGACCGTGGAGAGCGCTGAGAGCAGTGTGGCGTTCGTGATGGAAAAGCCCTCTTGAGCTGCAGCAGGGACGGGCGTGGTGGAGTCCACGTTGCCGAGCAGCAGCACCGTGAAGTTGACGTTGTCGTCGCTGGAGTTGATCCCGGCCAGGGTGACCGTGACCGTCATGCCGGTTTGCGACCCGGTGGAGTACATGTAGGCGATCGCCGAGCCGCCGTTGATCGACCCGGCCTCTTTGTGTCCGCGCTCCACCACCTTCACAACGGTGAGGCTCTTGTTGTTGGTCACCGTGACCTTGTCGCCGGCGGGGTCCGCTGTGGCCGCGTCGTAGCTGATCAGCACCGCGACCAGAGTGTTGGCCGAGACGTTGAACGTCGCTGTCGCAGCGCCGCCCAGGGCGGTCGTGGAGGTGACCTGCGCGACCGTGGCGGTGTCGACGGTGATCGCAGTCCCGTTGGACTTGAAGACACATCCACACCACTGCAGGGCCGAGGCGCTAGAACCCGGCGCATCGTAGGTGACCTGGTGCAACCCCTTGATCGCCACCGGCTTCCAGAAGAATGCCCCGGATATGCCGTTGGCGTTGTGAGTGATCGGGGTCCCCACGACCTCGAAGTCATTGGTGAACAGGTAGGCCTCAGGGAACTTGGCTCTGAGAAACACACCGCGACGATCGGTCGGGTAGCGGGCATCGAGCGCGCCGTCGGCAGACGTGTCGGTCAGTACGGACATTACTTTCTCCCCCTGCCGATCTTGGCTGCAGCTGCGCCCATGACCGGATCAGCCTTCGAGACGACGTACGCATCGAATTCCCGGCCCCCGACCTGCAGCGTCATCTTCGACGGGAACTGCGGTGCCGCCTGTCGGGGCAGGACGATCTTAGGGACAGGCGAGCTGGATACGTTGGCCATTGCCGTTACCGGGATCGACGTCGTCAGCCCCTGAAGGGTCTTCTGGAACGGATGGAACTGGTCGGAGATGCCTCGGATCAGACCCTCCATGATCAGCACGCCGTTGTCGTAGAGCAGCTTCTTGTCCTTGGTTGGCGGGCCTTTGCTCTTCGGAATCAGATTGGTCAGCGTCTGCAGTTTGGAGCGCACCGTGCTGATCATGGAATTGATGCCGTCAAGCAGGCCCTGAATGATCGCCTTGCCGGCGTTGTAGAGCCAGGTACCGGCGCCCTTGACGGCCGAGACGACCTTGTCCTTGATGCCGGTTACCACGGCCAGAAGTCGATCCACGGCACTCTTGACTGCTGTGACGACTCGGTTCCAGGCGGCCGTGGTCGCGGTCTTCACCGCGTTCCATGCGGCCGAGACCCGAGCTCGGATGCCGGCGGTCCGTGCGTACACGGCGGCAGCTGCGGCAGCAATCGGGGCGAGGATCCTGGCCTTGACCGCTGCCCAGGCTGCTGCGGTAACGGCCTTTATCGCGTTCCAGGCAGCTGAAATAACGGCCTTGATCCGGGCGATTCGAGGTGCGACAAAGGCGACGATGGCGCCCAGAGCTGCCGACACCACAGCCTTGAGCCCGTTCCAGAAGGCCGACCAGATGGCCTTGATGAAAGCCACCCCGGCTAGGAAGACGAATCGGATTGCGGCCCAGGCCAGCTTGAGGATGTCACCGATCAGGCCGAATGCGTTGAGCAGCACCTGGCCCAGCTGGCTGCTCCAGAAGGCGGTCCACAGGGCCTTGATGGCCGCGAGCGCGGCGAAGAAAATCGCCTTGATGCCGTTCCAGATGCCGACGAAGAATCCGACAATGCTGGCCCATACAGCACGAATGCCGGTGACGCTGTCAGAGGAGGCGTTTTTCGCGCCGGTGAAGAAGGTAATGATCTTTCCGATGAAGGCCCCGATGGCAGTCGCGAAGCCGACAATTGCGGTGATCACCGGCACTATCACGCTGGCGATCGCACCGAATGCTACGACTACCCCGCCAATTAGGAAGGCCACAAACTTGATCAAGGGCGGTAGCACCGTGGTGGCGATCAGGGCGGCGAACTTGATCAACAACAAGATGGCACCGCCGGCGAGCGCCAGCGCGAACAGCAGAAGGGCGCCAACGACCTTGAGAATCACCCCACCGAACTGAGCCAGTATCGACCGGAACGGAGCAAGGGCGGTCCACAACTGCTGCAGGGCCGGCCAGAGCTGGCCCTGGACCACGGCCGACATCTGAGCCCAAACGTCTTTGAGCTTGTTCCAGATGTCAGCACCGGCGGACTTCAAGGCGGGCACCACATTTTGCATGAACGCCCGGCCGAGATCGACCAGTGCATTCCACAAAATGCGAGCTGCAGCACCAATGCGCTCAAAGACGGTGGCCGGTCCGGTCGAGATCCCCTTGAACCCTGCGATCAGCAACGCCAGGTTGGTCCGGGCTACCTGAAGAGCCTTGGAGAAGCCGCCCTTGATGGCATTGGCGATCCGGATCACCAGGTCGTGGAAGGGCTGCCACTTCTTGAACAACAAGACCGCCAGCGCGATGACTGCGGCGATCGCAATCCCCCACGGACCGAAGAGAGCTCCGACGGCCACTCGCAGGATCCCGACGGCCCCGAACAGCGATCGGATGGCCACGAAAAGGAATCGGATGATCTTGCCGAACCGGCCGAAGACGGTGACCGCTCGGCCGCCGACAGCCGCCAGGGAGCCGATGAGACCTGCCCCACCACGGAGGGCCTTGAACCCCACGGCGAAGATCGAAAACACCTGCTTGAGCGCGACCAGGCCTAAGAATCTGGCCAGCAGGGGCAGCAATACCCCCAGCAAGCTGATCATGATGCCGGTCAGCAGCGACAGCCCGCCGCCTAGCGCGACGACGATGGTGAGGAACTTCTGTACGCCGGCGGGGGCGTTGGCGAAGACGTTGACGATCCGGGTTATGAAATCGACTATTCGCTTCAGGGCGGGCAGGAAGACCTTGCCGATGATGATCGCAGCGGTCTCGACAGACCCTTTGAGCTGCTCGATGGAGCCGCGTAGGTTGTCCATTCGGGTTGCCGCTACGCCCTGTGCGGTCACCTTGCCCATGGCGTCGGCCATGTCGGTGAAGCCCTTGGCGCCGGCGTCGGATACGACCGCTGCGGCCCGGATTGCGTCGGAGCCGAACAGGGTCTCCAGAGTGGCCAGCTTCTGCTGCTTGGTCTGACCTTTCAGAGCGTCCTGCAGTGTTTGGGCTACGTCAGCGAAGGATTTGACGTTGCCGGCTGCGTCGAAGAACTGGTTGCCACCCTTCTTGGTGATCAGGCCCAGCTCCTCCATCAATCCCTTCTGCTTGTCCGTCACAGGGTTGAGGTTCAGCAGCATGGTCTTGAGCGAGGTACCGGCGTCAGACCCCTTGATGCCGGCGTTACCCATCAGCGCGATGGCCTGGGAAAGATCATCGAAGCTGAAGCCGGCCAGGTTGGCGGCCGCGCCACTGGCCTGTAGCGACTGGGCGAATTGCTCGACGTCGATCGCGCTGGCATTGGCTGCCCCAGCGATCAGGTCGGCCACATGGGGCATGTCTTTGGCAGCCAGATTGAACACGTTCATGGCGTTCGCCGAGATCTCGGCCGCTCGTGGCAGATCTACCTCGCCGGCCGCTGCCAGGGCCGTGGTGGCGTCAGCAGCACCGTTCAGAGCGTCCTCTACCGAGACTCCGGCCTTGACCAGCTCTTCGATGGCGTTAGCAGCCTCTGAGGCTGAGAATTTGGTGTCTGCACCTAGCTGGAGGGCCTTCTTCGATACGGCCGCCATCTGCTCGCCTGTGGCGCCTGAGACAGCTTTGATGGCCGACAGTCGCTCCTCGAAGCCAGCTGCCGCGTTCACTGCGAGACCGAAGCCTCCAGCAGTGATCGCGCCGATCTTGGTTAGCTCTTTGCCGATGTTCTGGATCTCATGGACCCGATCGGCGACGACGTTGAAGAAGGCCTCTGCGGCAGAGGTGGCAACGCCGAAACCGGTGGTGGCCCCGCTACCGTCGATGACAATGCGGCCCTCGGCGGTACCGAGGTTGACTTGCCCCACAGCTCCCCCTAGACCACAACCTCTTTCGCCGGGTCCCGGAACCCCTTGGTGTTCCGTTTACCGGCTGAGCCCGTGGCCTCTGGGATCCATTTGCTGAGGATCTTTCGTTGGCTCTGCCGAATTGCTCTGTCTGTCTTGCCCTTAGCGTTCTCCAGCTCGTGCGATAGCGCCGATCCGAAGATCACCGCCGCTCTGTCGAAACAGAACGCTTGCACGGTGTCGGTGATGCCGTACAGCTCGCTCGGCCGACACCGCAGGTCCTTAGCTAGCTGATATGCCTGCCACAGATTCCCCGAGTTGCTCACGAAATCGCTGCAGATCGCGTGACCCTCCAGAGATCACCTGGAAGAGGAACACCTTGTCGTTCAGGTCGATCCGGTCCGAGTACAGCCGGCCGGACTCCCGATTTGCCCGAGAGATCACAGCGCCGTCGTCGTCCTTGTAGTAGGCGACCTCGGGCTCGATGAAGCATTTGACGGCGATCCTGTCGAAGGCGTCGAACGCCTCTTTGACCTTGTCCGGATCGCCGGCCATCGCGCGGATCTCTTCGCTGTCCATGCCTTGCGCGCTGTCGACGGCCCTAGAGGCCATTGCCGACAGCGAGTCCCCGAGCAGGTTCTCTGCGAGCAGCGTGGTCAGCGGGACCCGTTCGATCCGCGCCACCTTGCCACTGGGGAATTCGAGAAGCTCAGTGTCATCTGAGCCCCACTCCTCCACCGACGAAGCCTGTGTGGGCTTTGGGGCCGATGGCTTTCTATCTGCCGGCCGCTTGGCGGCCACTGCTTTCTTTGCCGGGTTACCGCTTCGTGCTGAAGCTGGCATCGAGTGCTCCTTAGCTTCGTTGTCGATCGACTACGGAATAGCGACCGCAGTCTCGTTCTGCACCAGGTTGTAGGTCTCATCGATGTGCGTGGCCGTCTTGGAGGGCAAGCCCTCGCCGGACGCGCCGGTCAAGAAGAACTGACCGTTGCCGAACTCGCCCTCGATCTTGTCGGTGACCTTGGCCCTCCAGATGATGCAGTGGACATCGCCACCGCTCTCACTGATGGCCTGGCCCTCGATTTTGAAATCGGGCCGAGCATCGGTTGCCAGCTTGACGTACTTCTTGACCTGGTTGGGTGTGGTGCCCGTAGAGGTCACCGTCCCACCGGCCATGACCGCGAGAGCCTCGAGGCTGATACCACCAGCCTCTAGTTCCCACTCGACTATTGACCCAGCCCCTTTTGTCGCGACCTTCTTGTCGTCGCCCAATAGATCCTCGAAGTCCTCAGACTCTTCAAAGCTGAGGGTTCGAGCATTGGGAAGATCAACAGAAGTACCCCCGACGGTGCCCGTTCCGGACACGGTCGAGAGCTTGATGTCGCGAATACCAAACGGAAGTGTCTCGGCGAGTGCCATTGATCACTCCCCCTTTCGCGTCACTGGATCCCTGAACTTGCGTGTTTCCAGGAGGGCACCAGTGATGGCATCAAATCGGTGAATGACTCCGAATTTGCTGCCGTTCCCGCAGTAAGAAGACCTGCACTTGATCTCGACGGCGCCACCGTCGAGGACAGCCAAGAGCGTGCCTCGCTCACAGCGAAGTTCTTGCATGGCGATTGTATGGGTTTCTTGATCAGCCTTTCGGCTTATCAGCCTCGGCCGCGTCGTCACCCTTGAGCTCGCGGATCTTGAACTCGTCGTCGTGGTCCTTGAGGTACTCCAACAGCGTGGCGTCGGGGTTTTCGATGACCGCCGGCTGCCCCTTGTACCAACGCAGATCCGGGGCCACAACGCCGATCTCATCGAACTGCTTCTTGGAGATGGTGCGGTCGGTGACCTCGGCGCCCGGGCCGATGAAGTCGACTCTGAACTTAGCCATTACGAGCTTCCCCCTATGAGATTGAACGAACTTGATCTTGTAATTCCGCCGTACTCTTCGGCCGGAAGATCAGGTGAATCGCCGGTCCAATCTATCTGAGCGATGTGCTCAGATCCGACGACACGATGCGTGATCGCGACCAAATAGTTGCGGAAGCTCTTGAGCGCTGCGTCGATCCGCAGGTACGAGCCGGGCTCGTCGTAGAACCAGATCTCCAGCCCCGGCACTGCTCTTCCGGAGGCGCTGGGAATGCCGGCCCGGTAGCGATAGACGATGAACGGAAACTCAGGCTGATCATCGACGCTGCCGCCCTGATAGATGCGCGCGGGCAGCCAGATGGTTGGGTCGACCTCGTCCAAGATCGCCTTGACGACAGACCTCATATTCGCGCCAGCAGGTTGTGGTACTGGTCCATCACCCTCGGGCCCATCTGTTCGATGGTGGGGTTGATGATCGCGTACTTGGCGGCGTTGGCGATCTCGAGCCAGATGCCGTAGGAGACCTGGTGGTAGAGCAGGATGCCGATCTGGTCGCCGTCCTGGTAGGCGTGCGCTGCAAGGCCGTTGCGGGCGTTGCCGGTGCGGTCGGTCCACGGCGCGTTGTTCTTCATGTACGCCTCGACCTCGGGCGCCATCCGATGGGCAGTGATCATGGCCGCGCGCTTCACTTTGGCCGGTCCCTGCTTGAGGTTGCGGCTCAGACCGTCTTTCCAGACAATGCCGGCAAACTCACCGGCGACGTCGATTGCAAACTCTTGGGACCCCATCAGTCGATGTCCCCCTCAAGAGTCAGGCCATTGCTGCGGAGCCAGGTGTCCTTGGCCAGCTCGATCATGCCGAGGCCTTCGATCATGGTGAGGCCTTCGGTGGCGTCGAGAGTGACGATGTCACCATCTGATTCATCGGAAATCGTTCGGACGATTTCGATTCGCGCTACCTCTACAACTTCGGCCATCACAGGTCCTTCCGGACCTTCACGTCGGCCTTGGTCTCGTACAGCGGACTCCTGCGGATGCTGATCACCTCGTACGTCTCGCCGAAGCAGTCGAAGTAGTCGTTGCGCTGCAGGGCCAGGCCAGGCTCGCCGACCAACACATAGTCGGGCCGGTCGAGCTGCCCGTTGGTGGTCTGGGTGATCGGGTTCGAGGTCGCATTGTCGGCACCCTGCGGGACCATCCGGACGGTCTTGTCCACATGCAGGAGCAGCGGAGCGCCGCTCTTCTTCCTACCGCCGGCGCCGTCGGAGATGTAAGTATCGCGCTTGATCGTGATCACCGACGGGTCAGCAGCGATGAAGGCCTGCGTGTTGGTGACGTTGATGTCGTATTCGGTGATCATCTGCGCATGGGGCGCGAGAGCGCCGTTCGACCGGGATTGAGAAGGACTGCCTGTTCGCCGGCGTAGATGCCAGCGTAATACTCCAGCATCTCCTTGGCCTTGTCGTGGGCCTGACTGTTCTTGCGGCTGGACCCGCTTTCGGTGACATCGACCAAGGAGGCTGTGGCCGACGTCTGGGCTCCCCAGAGATCGGCCGCAGCCCCGTTGATGCCCTTGGCGTCGATCAGAGCCGAGAGCTCAGCGTCGGTGAAGTCGCCCTGCGGGGCGATGCGCTGAAGCCTCGTGATGTCTGTTCGAGACGCCATGGTGGTGCTCCCCTACTTACTCGCCGGGGACCGGGTGAGAGTCGCCGAGGACGCTGTCACTGCCTTCGTTGATCGACACCGCCTCCGCGCGCTGCAGGCTGGAAGCCAGCACAGCGTCGTTCTCTTCGAGACGCAGCACCAGCTCGGCCTTGTTCCCGCTCTTGTCGAGCTGCCGGTTGGTCGCCAGCTCACGCAGCGCCTTGATGTTCAGGTCGCCGTACTGGCCTGCATCCGCCGTTGCTTGATCCTTGGCAGCCGCTGCCTCTTCCACTTCACGCATGCGGTCCTCGATGTCATCGACACCATGGACCTCCCTGGCTTCTACGACGAGCCATGGGCGCTGACGGAGGTGGGCAACGCTGTCCACGTCGAGGTTGTCGACGTCGATTACTCGTGCCATTCCTGTTCTCCTTTAGATGGGAGGAGTGCCCGGCCCCAGCGAGGCCACCCGAATGAGGCCGGGCTCTCCAGCTCCCCCGCGCGGTTATACGTATGCGGCTGGGATGGTGTACGTGCCTTC